AGACCAAGCAGACTTCTTCGGAGGTCTAGCGGTAGGGGCTATCATTCAAGCAGGTAAATCTTTTAAACTAAACTGTCCTTTGGACGGTGAATATAAGGTAGGTGAAACGTGGCAACAGACACACTAAAAGGAAAAACAACAATAAAACGTATTGAAATTGAAAAGGAAGATGTTAGCTTGGCTAATAAAATGTCTTCTAATATGGGAACTCTAAATAATTCAATAACAAATGGAAAAGGGAATGTTATTGGTTTTTTAGGGGAAATAATTGTAGCAAAAGAACTAGGAATTACTTTAGATAACACATACGATTATGATTTAATTTTTAATGATAAAAAAATAGATGTTAAAAGTAAGAGAGTAACCTCCGCTCCTAGAGATTATTATGAGTGTTCCGTTGCGGCATTAAACACTAAACAAAAGTGTGATTTATATATGTTTACAAGAATAAAAAGCGATTTATCGGAAGGTTGGCTTTTAGGCTACTTAGAAAAGGAAAAATATTTATCTGATTCAAAGTTTTTAAAGGAAGGAAGTATAGACCCCGATAATAATTGGAGAGTTAAAACAGACTGCTATAACTTACCCATAAACAAATTAAAAAATGTGGGTAAACTAATAAAGGAGAAAGTACAATGAGTACAGATACTCTAGTAAGCGACATATATCGTATGATTGACACCAAGGATATTCCTGAAGGTGTACCTGTCGAACAAGTAATAAATGACTTCGGTGAGAATGTCAAACAAATACTTAGAAATAATATCACAGAGAGTACGTTTGATAGACGTAAGCTCCGTATGTCTAACATAGGTAAGAAAGATAGACAGTTGTGGTATTCTTATAATGGCTATAAAGGTGAGGAACTTATGCCTCACACTAGAATCAAGTTCCTCTATGGTCACTTGATTGAAGAGATGGTACTAGCCCTTACTAAACTTGCAGGTCACGATGTGACAGACGAACAGAAGCAAGCAGAAGTAGATGGTATCAAAGGCTCTATGGACTGTAAGATTGACGGTGTATTGACAGATGTTAAGTCAGCGTCACCTTATGGCTTTAAGAAATTCAAAGATGGCTCACTCATTAATGATGACCCCTTTGGATATGTAGACCAAATCAAAGGCTATGCCCATTCAGAGGGTGTGACAGATGTAGGTTGGTTAGTTATGGATAAGACTAACGGACATCTAACATACCTCAAGTATGATATGGCTGATGAATCTCAATGGTACTGGTCGAAGTTAAACTTTTTCTCTATAGAAGAACGAATTAAAAATATAAAGAAAGTAGTTAAATCTGAGACACCGCCTGAGAGATGTTATGAACCAATTGCTGACGGTAAGTCAGGTAATATGAAGTTAGCAGTTGGATGTAGTTACTGTGCTTACAAACACGAATGTTGGGGTAAAGACTTAAGAACCTTTATCTATTCGACAGGACCTCGATACTTAACTGAGGTCAAGTTTGTTCCGTCTGTTTTAGAGGTAGATGCTGATGGCAACAAAATTTCGCAGTAAGCTAGAGAAAGAATGTTCCTTAGCGTTAGGAAAGGAATGGAAATATGAGCCTTGTAGGATAGCCTATACTATCCGAAAGAACTATACTCCTGACTTTGTTAAGGGTAAGTATCATATAGAAGTTAAAGGGTTCTTTAGGAGCGGGGATAGACAGAAGTATAAATCAATTGCTGAACAGATGAGATTCGAAGGCAAGGAGTTAATATTTCTGATGCCCCGCCCCGACTCTAAGGTAGCTAAGGGTAACAAGATAACCTATAGAAAATGGTGTGAGAAGTACGACATCAAAATATTCTCAACAAAAGAAATAAAGGAGTTAAAGGAATGGACGAAGATAAAATAAATCCTAACCATTACAAACAAGGCAATATTGAGGTCATAGATTTTATCTTAGACCAAGATATGGACTACCTTACAGCAAGTGTAACTAAATACATATGTCGTTGGCGATATAAAAATGGCATAGAAGATTTAAAGAAAGCTCGTTGGTTCTTAGATAAGCTCATAGAACACGAAGGAGGGCAGTATGGCTCTAACTTTGAATGAGTTAAAAGAACGAATAGTCCAAGAAGCTATAGACCCTTGCACTATGTGTGAGATACTCGACATAACAACTGAAGAGTTGCTACACGAGTTTGAAGATAAACTGATAGATAAACGAGAGGAGTTTGACGATAATGATGATGATACCTACTGAAAACTTTATCTTTCTTATATTAGTATTGCTTACAATGGGAGGATTCTTATTGTGGAGACACGGTACTAAATGTTATGATAGAGGGATAACTGATGCTGTCCAGATGCACAGAAACGGAAGACTAAAATATAATACTTACTTAGATGATGATGGAAGCAAGATGCTTAACATTGAAATTGACCCAATGGAGGATGAATAAATTGAATAAATTACCAAACGATTACCAAAACTTTATTGCCCTTAGCAGGTACGCAAGGTGGCTACCTGAGAAGAAGCGGAGAGAGACTTGGAAAGAAACCGTTGCTCGTTACTTTGATTTTATGGAGCAACATTTAAAAGAGAATACAAACCAAGAGTTAGTACCTAAGACTAGGAAGATACTTGAGGAAGCAGTATGTAACTTAGAAGTTATGCCTAGTATGAGAGCTCTTATGACCGCAGGTCCTGCTCTTGCTAAGAATAATATAGCAGGGTACAACTGTGCTTACCTTAGTGTAGACCACCCGAAAGCATTTGATGAGTGTCTATTTATATTGATGCACGGTACTGGCGTAGGGTTCAGCGTAGAGAGACAACACGTCAACAAACTACCCGAAGTACCAACAGATATGGTCGATATAGAGGATGTTATTGTCGTACAGGATTCTAAGGAAGGGTGGCAGTCTGCTTTCCGTAAGCTGATTACTTATTTATATGATGGTGAGATGCCTAAGTGGGACTTCTCTAAGGTTAGACCTAAGGGTGCTAGACTAGCTACCTTTGGTGGTAGAGCGAGTGGACCAGAGCCTTTGCTTGACTTGTTTAACTTTGCTACTAACATCTTTAAAGAAGCAGGTGGGCGTAAGCTAACAAGCTACGAGTGTCACCGTATGATGTGTAAGATTGCAGAGGTAGTTGTAGTGGGCGGTGTTAGACGAAGTGCCCTAATCTCTTTATCTAATCTAACTGATGAGCGTATGCGTAATGCTAAGTCTGGTCAATGGTGGTCTGATACACCAGAGATGGCTCTAAGTAATAATAGTGTATGTTATACAGAGAAGCCTGACATTGGTATCTTTATGAAAGAATGGACTTCTTTATATGAGTCTAAGTCTGGTGAGCGTGGTATCTTTAATAGAGAAGCCGCTATCAAACAAGTAGAGTCTATTGGTAGACGTGATACTGAGCACGACTTCGGTTGTAATCCTTGTAGTGAAATCATACTGAGAGATGGTCAATTCTGTAATCTTACTGAAGTAGTTGTAAGAGCGGAAGACACGCAGAAGGATATACTCCGTAAAGTTAGACTAGCTACTATACTGGGTACATTCCAAGCATCACTTACTAACCTTAAGAGATTGAGACCTAAGTGGGTACACAATACAGAAGAGGAAGCACTACTAGGTGTATCTCTTACTGGTATTATGGATAATGCTTTTATGAATTATAGTAATGACGATAGTAGAGGATACTATGGTAAGCGTAGCCTACCTGATTTTTTATCTGACCTTAGAAAAGAATCTGTTAAGACTAATGCTCATTGGTCAGAGCTACTAGGCATTAAACAAGCTACTGCTACTACTGCTATTAAACCTAGTGGCACGGTCAGTCAATTAGTTGATAGTGCTAGTGGTATTCATACTAGACATAGTGATTACTACATTCGTAGGGTTAGAGCAGATTCTAAAGACCCTATAGCACAGCTAATGGAAGACCAAGGTATACCTGCTGAAGCTGATGTTATGAAACCTAACAGCGTTAAGGTATTCTCCTTTCCTATGAAAGCTCCCAAAGGTGCTGTTACTAGGAACGAGAGGAACGCTATCGAACAACTAGAGCTATGGCTTATGTATCAAAGATATTACTGTGAGCACAAGCCTAGTGTAACGATTAGTGTTAGAGAACACGAGTGGATGGAAGTAGGTGCGTGGGTATACAAACACTTTGATGAAGTATCAGGTGTTAGTTTCCTACCTCACTCAGACCACACATATCAGCAAGCACCATATGAGGAGTGTGATAAGAAGACACACGATGCTCTAGCTAAGAAGATGCCTAAGGCAGTAGACTGGGATTTGATTAGTGAGTATGAACTTACAGATATGACTGTAGGCACTAAGACACTAGCCTGTACTGGTAGTGTATGTGAACTTGTTGATTTAGTTGAAGAAGAGAGGGACATAGAATGAATTGTTGGCATTGTAAAACAGAATTAATATGGGGAGCAGACCACGACATCGAAGAGGAGAGTGAAGATTATTGTATAGTATCTAACTTATCTTGTCCTAAGTGTGGTTGTTTTGTTGAAGTGTATGTACCAAAAGAAGAAGAGAGGGACATAGAATGATACAAACTATATTATTAATAATAGCGTTACAAGTGATTGTCATTAACTTGACAGGATGTACTACACTACAAGATAAAATGGATGAACAACAACAACAACAGTTAAAGTGTTCTCCTGCTAATAGTATAAATTGTACAGGGTGGGAGATATGAGAATACTTGAGAACATTTTATATACCGCTTACTTTATAGCGGGAATGATTTCTACAGGGTGTTTA